GTCAAGCATCGTCATCTAAGAATATTTTTGATTTACAATATCAATTGCGTTTGAATGACCTATATGACTTAACATCTACCTCTATCGTTTATTACAAAACTGTAATGAGTCATTTGGCTTTGCTTGATTTAGAATTAAATGGTCATACATTATTTCGTTTTAATCGTAGAACAAATAGAATTTATCTAGACATTAACTGGGAAACAGATATCCCTCTTGGTGATTATGTTATTGTTCAAGGATATCGTGCATTAGATCCAACAGAGTTTACAAAAGTTTATAACGAATCATTTTTAAAACATTATGTCACTGCATTATTTAAAAGACAGTGGGCGACAAATATTAAAAAGTTTTCTGGTATTCAACTTCCAGGTGGTGTCACATTAGATGGTGATAAACTATATGATGAAGCAGTTAATGAGATTAAAGAACTAGAAGATAGTTTACAAAATAAGTCTGCACCACTAGACTTTTTCATAGGTTAATATGTCAACAACTAATGTTTATTTTTCTCATGGTACGAGAAACGAACAGTACTTGATAGAAGACCTTATTATCGAGTCTTTAAAGATTTACGGTAATGAGTTCTTTTACATTCCAAGAACATTAGTTTCTAAAGACGAGATTCTCGGTGAAGATCGTCTGTCTCAATTCACATCATCATTTCCAATTGAAATGTATTTTGAAAATGTGGATAATCTTGCAGGGCAGGGAGCATTTATTCAAAAGTTTGGTTTAATGATGGAGCAATCAGCTACACTGGTAGTTGCTCGTCGTAGATGGGATCAATTAGTTGGTCGTTATGGACAAACTACTTTACCGAATCGCCCAAACGAAGGCGATTTAATTTACTTTCCATTGACAAAAGGATTGTTTGAGATTAAATTTGTGACACATCAAGATCCTTTTTATCAACTTGGTAAACTATATGTTTACAAACTACAAGTTGAATTGTTCCAGTATGCTTCTGAGAGAATTGATACTGGCATCGCTGCAGTGGATACATTTGAATCACTCAAATCATTTACCACAAATACAACTCGTTCTCCAAATGGTAAGGTTATAAGGATCGATGTGACAAATCAAGGTTCTGGATATACCACAGTTCCTACAGTTGTGATCACTTCTTCAACTGGTTATGGTGCAACTGCAACTGCAATTCGTGGAACATCAGGTGCTACTTTAAATAAAATTACTGGAATTACAGTAACTGCCTCAGGAACTAATTATCAAACTGCTCCAGTTATAACATTCACTGGCGGTGGTGGATCCAATGCTGCAGCAACTGCAGTTATTGAAGCAGATATTGATGTTGTTGAATCTTATGGTGATAATAATAAATTTAAGACTGCAGCAGCAACTGATCTATTCAGTGAATCAAATCCATTTGGTGAGATAGACAGAACTAGGAATACTGAATAATGTTAAACAATAATGTATTTTATCACGGAACTATTCGTAAGTGCATTGTAGCGTTTGGAACTCTATTCAGTGACATCTATATTGATCGTCGTGAAGGAAATTCTGTAACAGGGACAGTCGCCCAGCGTCTACAAATTCCTTTGGCATATGCTCCAAAAGAAAAATACCTAGTTCGTATCGAGCAAGATCCTAATTTAGAAAATAATACATACATCTCTTTACCAAGAATGTCTTTTGAAATTCTTGGATATAGCTACGATTCTAGTCGCAAGTTAAATCGTATGCAACAAATAAAATGCGGTGATGGCACTAATACGATGGATGCCATCTATACTCCAGTGCCATACAACATTGATGTTAGTTTGTATATTTTGACTAAAACTCAAGAAGACGCATTACAAATCTTAGAACAAATTCTTCCAACATTTACTCCAGAATATACTTTAACGATTAACGCTGTTCCAGACATGAATGTTAAACTAGACATTCCTATTGTTTTAAACAGTGTTACTTCCTCTGATGAGTATGATGGTGATTTTCAAACTCGCAGAAATGTTACACATACTTTAACATTTACAATTAAAACTAATCTATTTGGTCCATTGGCTAATAAGAAAGTTATTGATGAAGTATTTGCCAATATTGGACAAAATGAGAACTTTAGCAATCCAAATAGAATTTATACTGCAGAGGGTGATGTTACTACTGCCACAGTTGATACCGAATCTTGGACAAGTAATTTTTAAATATGGCTGAAATTTATAATGCGAATTCGAATCTAAAATCAGCAGGTGTTGTTGTTCAGTTTACTCCAGAAGATGTTAAGGAGTATATGAAGTGTGCTGCAGATCCGATTTATTTTATTGAAAACTATTGTTACATTGTAACACTAGATCATGGTCTTCAGTTATTTAAATTATACGATTGCCAAAAGACAAAGATTGATGTTATCCATAACAATCGTCGTGTGATTCTTATGGAAGGTCGTCAGCAAGGTAAGACTACAACTTCTGCTGCATACATTCTTTGGTACACTTTATTTCAACCAAACAAAAATGTGGGTGTTCTGGCAAACAAAGCAACAGCTGCACGAGAAGTTCTAGATCGTTATCAAACAATGTATGAGCTGCTACCTAAATGGATGCAACAAGGTGTGACTACTTGGAACAAAGGTGACATCGAATTAGAAAATGGTTCAAAAGTATTTACTGCAGCAACTGGTAAGTCTGGTATTCGTGGTAAATCCGTAAACTTACTGTATGTTGACGAAGCTGCAATTATTCCAAATAATGTGGCAGAAGAATTCTTTACATCTGTTTACCCTACGATTTCTGCTGGTCAAACTACTAAGATTTTATTAAGCAGTACACCACTAGGTTATAATCATTTCTGGAAGTTTTGGAATGATGCTGAGAATGGTCGAAACGGATTTGTTAATCTGTTTATTCCATACTGGGAAATTCCAGGTCGTGATGAGGCATGGGCAAATGAACAAAAAGCCATGCTTGGTGAACTTAAATATAATCAAGAGGTTTTATGTAACTTCTTGGGATCGAGTTTAACACTTATTAATGCAGATACTATCGCACAAATGAGTGTAGCAAATAGAGTCTATGAGAAAGATGGACTTGATGTTTATGTAGAACCACAAGTTGGTCATACATATTGTTTAGTCGCTGATGTGGCTAAAGGAGTTGGTGGGGATTATTCTGCATTTCAGATTATTGATATTACAGAAACACCTTACCGAATTGTTGCAAAGTATAGAAACAATGAAATTAGTCCATTGCTCTATCCTAATATTATTTACAAAGTTGGTAGAGACTATAATTACGCTTGGGTTCTAATGGAGATTAATATATCAGAGCAAGTTGCTCATATTCTCTATTCTGAGATGGAATACGAAAACATTTTATTTGTTACAAGACATACTCTTGGACAAACAGTTTCTGGTGGTTTCGGTGGTGGCAAGACCCAGCTAGGTGTAATGACAGATAAGAAAATTAAAAGAATTGGGTGCTCTAATTTTAAGGCACTAGTTGAAGAAAAGAAACTATTAATACAAGACGCAGACACTATATCAGAGATTTCTACATTTATTGAGACAAAAGGGTCTTATCAAGCTGACGAAGGCTATCATGATGACTTGGTTATGCCTTTAGTTCTGTTTGGCTGGTTGACAACTAACTCGTATTTTAAAGACCTAAATAATGTAAACCTTAGAGAAGTTATGTATAAGAAACAGATGCAAGCTATCGAAGAAGAACTTACTCCATTTGGTTTTTATGACGATGGTGGTCCAGAAAAACCCCCTCTAAACTTCTAGAAATCGTGCAAAAACTAAATAAAATGTAGACATGAATTTTGTCTAAAAGTAAAACTTATTAACAAGGAGAATTACAATGCCGTTTCAATTATCTCCAGGCGTTGCAGTCGTAGAAAAAGATTTCACTTCTATCGTTCCAGCCGTATCATCATCAATTGGTGCTTTCGCTGGTGCATTTCCGTGGGGTCCAGTTATGGAGCCTACCACTGTTGGTTCCGAAAACGAATTAGTTCGTCGCTTCGGTAAACCAAACGATAGTAATTTTAGTTCTTTCTTCACTGCTGCGAACTTCCTATCTTATACAAATAACCTATTGCTAGTTCGTGCAGACGCTGGACACTTGAATGCTGTGGCGACTCCAACAGGTGGTGTAGCTACTGCAGTTATTTCAGCTGCAGGTTCTGGTTATACTTCTACTGCAGCTGCTCCTG